CTTGCTAATTCTCGTGCAAGTTCATCTGGCTTGTAGTTAGTTAGCCCACTCTCGCTATTAAAAATCCTATCATTCCATGCCTCAAAATAAGTGACATCAACACCATATCTATTTTCCATCACTTCACACCCTCTTGGCTTATACGCTGTTTTAATTCTTTTACTCGCCTTTCTTTCACATAGTACGGGGCATTTTCAACCATTATTTGGTAAACCTCATCCAGTAACTCAATCTGCTTTTGTTTGAGTTCGGCTTCATGCTCAACAACAAGGTCATGGTTAGCCTTACGCAACATCTTTGCATCAGCAGGAGTACAGCCTTCTGGTATATCGTTAAGACTTATGCTGGTTTCAGCTAAGAGGTATTTCTTACTACCTTTAGTCTCATATTCTTCAGCAATAAACTTTCTAGGTATATTGTAATCAGGAACATAAGATTCAACATATAAAACCTCTGGCATATCTTTACTGTCTGTCATGTTATTCATTGGGTTTGTCCTTTGGTTCAAGAGTTTCAGTTTTCCATGCTTTGTTAAATTCATTTATTGCCTCTGCTGGCGTATCACCGAATCCACAAACACCCTCAACAAGATTTCTACCATATAAAGCACACCATTGATTTCCATCAGGGTAAACTTTCGGTCTATAAAGAACACTCGGTTCTTGTTGTGCATATGCTGTTTCTAAATATTCTTGCCTAACAGACTCAACAGCAAAAGAAATATCAAATTGTTGAGAAATAGCTGTTGTTAAACTATCCCCATCAAAATAACCGAACTTACTTCTTACCGCGTCATATACTGCTTGATAACTATCCATTACACCCACACCTCACTTAAAATTGTAAATAATACGGCTGAACAAACCCTTTAAATAACAACCAACATAAACCTAATGCCAAGATAGCGGCTATATAGGGGACTAATTTACAGTAAACTTTACAGTACAGTTTGTTATGCAGTTTCATTGGTTGACCTTGTTTTGTATTTTTCTATAGCTTCGATAATCATATCCAACTGGGAATAGTCCCCAATAGTGGCCCCACTCCATTGAAATCCGTTAGTCATAACAAGCAAGCCCAATGAATACCTGTCCTTGACTATTTTTACTCTCTTTTTTCCTTCTCCTATCTCAATTTCAAATTCATCCATCACTTATCCTTTGCTTGTAGTGCTATTGCTGTTAAACAGTCTCTATTCAAATTCTTCTTTAATGGTTATTCTGATCTCACACCCGTCATCATCTGAGTTAAGCATGGCCATTTCATCAGACTCAGCAGAGCCGCAATATCCGTAATTCTCTTTTAGCTTTTCGATTGCAAAATTCTTTATCTCTTCTAATACTTTGTTGTTCATATTGTTCTCCAATTTAATTTATTAAACTCTTCTTTCATTGTTAGTATCCGGTTATTGGGGTTAAATAGTCTCTAATTGCTACAATGATATAAGTTCTTTTAGTTCGCGCTTGAATTTATTTTTACCTGCCTTAATTCCTTTTATATAATTATCCTGAAGCACTCCTATGTATTTTTCTGCATCGGCTTTACTTTTTATAAAAGATGGCAAATGAGTTATCTTTTCACCTTCTTCATCACAGAAAGCAAATTTTTCGCCATCAGTCACTAAATAGCCAGAATACATCCAATACATATTAGTAATAAAACTTCTGCTATCTTCTAATAATTTTTTATTTACTTCGTCGTCAGTCATTTCTATATCCTTTATCTATCCGGTTATTGGGGTTACACTCGTCCATTTATCAAAACCATACGCATGACTTGAATTGATATAAGGGTCTCCGTTTTTCTTTAACTTTCTAACCTTAATTTCATAACCTTCGCTCCACGAAGAATAAGTTATACTGTCAACCGTTGCCTTACATCCATCTTTATTTACTAACAGCTCACCAATAACGAATGGACAATTAATGTTTGCAATATCTCGCTCAATAAGTCTTGCCTCGCTTTTTTTAGACTGAATATCGGCCCTTATTTTTTTAAGCTCTGCTTCTAACTCTTCTATTTTCATTCTCTATTCCTCTCTATTGTTAGATTACATTCTAAACCTATCTAAAATGAACACCTAAGCCGTACATTTGAGCCACGGTATCATCAAACAAAAAGGCATCAGCGCTAATCATAAAAGCATGATTCTTTCCAATATATATTTGGTAGCTAACACCAACATGTGGAACTGTTTTATCAATACCGTTTAAAGGCTCATCAAACGCTGACATACCGGCAGATAACCGAATCCCTCCCGTGTTATTCTTTAGTGGCTTATAAACAACATCCAGTCCTATTGCTGGCACATCACTAATATAAGCAACATATGGGTTGTAACAAATCTTATATTTATCACAAATAATAGACTCTGCCTCAATAACAATTCCAGCAGTTTCAACATGATTTGAAGGATTCCATCCAGCTCTAGCAATGATGCCTGGACTACCCATATCAAAATAAGGCTTATCTGCTAATACTGGTGTACTAATTAAAGTTAATATTACTAATGTTGTTTTTATCATTTCTGTATTCCTTTATTGATTAACCACTATTCTAAACCTATCAATACACCTGTCTAATCACTTGTCTTTATGACCTATTAAGTGAGCTTATCTCTAATATTCAGACAATACTCAGCACATAGACCTTAAGGGATACCTATATAATAATCAGGGATTCCTACAGTTCATCTTCTTAGTCAGTTAAAGCTTAATCATCCATAACCTAAACTATATATATTATTGTCCACAACTAATATCATCCTGATAGCTAGTCAAACTCACCTACGTATCCACTAAAATGGTTTTACCGTCGGTCTCAAACGGTTATATATAATTTTCGTCCACTACTTTTGTTTTCTATTCACGCATTTTTATACTGGTGCTGTTGTTATCCCCGTGCCAGTTATCACGGGTTATTAATCGCCTTGAAATACGTGAAAAACTAAAAATCCATCGTCTAATTGATAGGTTCCAATAAATTTCTTTGCCTTTTCATCGACCGTGTGACCTGTTCCATGAGTTATTATTAATACTTCACAGTCATTACTGCTTGCATCAACCTTTATCCACATGAACGGTCTATTATTTTGTGTTTGAACAGACAATATTTCATGCTTTTCTGGCAATCTTATTGTTTGATAGTCGTTAACGTCTAAACTGTATTTAAATATTTGTTCCACAGTAATATTCCAAAGGTTAATTAAATAACGCATTGGCATTTGAGGAATTAGTGGGGTAAAATGTGGGAAAATCTGTTGAAGCAAGAAGACGTGCCACTGATCACTTATTCCTGCAAGCACTCGCAATGCGTTACAGATTAGTAAATATTAAAGGATTGTTCAGAAATGTTCAATCCTTTTTTATTGCATAACTTTTTTAATAATGTAGAATCACGCCATGAACTTAATCAACAAACAATCAAAACGACCGGAACTCCCTAGCTTTTGCTCAGGTGGCGGAATTGGCATACGCGCTAGATTTAGAATCTAGTTTTTGAGAGTTCGAGTCTCTCCCTGAGTACCATTTAACAGGGTGTAGGCTAGTTTGGTAAGTCACTTGGTTTGGAACCGAGAGATCGAGGGTTCAAGTCCCTCCACCCTGACCAATTCAACTAAGCCCTTTCAGAAATGTTAGGGCTTTTTTTTACCTATCAATTCTCCTTATAGCCTATAAAAATTACTCATTAGATAAATCTTATTAACTTCATTATCATTAATACAAGTTAATTGGAGCAATCTATGGAAATAGGACAAAGAATAACCGTAACCCCTAAATCAGATGGAATGGATATTACTAAGGGTAGGGAATATGATGCTGAGGTCTATATGAAAGCTATAGATGGTACAGGTGTCGTATTTCAGTTTAGGGATAATGTAGGCTTTTTAAGAATGGCTAGGCAGTATGAATCTAACCATATCAACAAGAATGAATGGGTGATTAAATGAACTATATAAGAATGGATTATAACAGCATTAACCGTGATTCTGATGTGCCTGATGAAGAACAAACAGAAGAAGATTATGAGGCAGAACAGGACGCAATAGCAGAAGAGCGAGACAGCTACAGGGAGGAAGAATGAAAACATTAATAGCCTGGTTCATAGCTATAGCCCTTATATGTTTAGCTGTATATGAGGTTGTAGAACTTTATAGAGTGTTTTGGAGGTGATATGAGTGAATGGATAAGTGTTAAAGATAGACTGCCAAATAAGATAACTAACAACAAAGGCATAAGTGAGATAGTCCTTATAACAGGCTCAAAAGGACATTGTTTGAGAGCCTATCTTGATCTAGGTGTTTGGATAGTTGATACAGGGAGCAAGCTTTACATAACTGAAGCTGTTACTCACTGGATGCCACTACCTGAACCACCAGAGGTTAAGCCATGATATACACAGATGAATTTAACGATTTCTGGGCCGCATGGCCTAGAAAGGACGCTAAACCAGCCGCTAGTCGTGCGTATGCCAAGTTAAACAAGAAAGACAGGGCATTAATAGGGGAAGATATAAAGACCCGTTATATCAACACAGAGAGGCAGTTTATACCTCACCCTGCAACCTATTTAAACGGTCAGCACTGGAATAACGAGAAGCCAGACGCAGAAGGTAAGCCAAAAGAGCGGGTAAAGCTACCAGAATGTAAGAAAGAAGGCTGCACAGCAGAGGTTCACGGTCAAGCTTATCCATTTTGTATAGATCACCTCCCACCACCTGAAACGCCGGTATTGAAATTATTAAGAAAACACTATAAAGACTCAGGCATGATGCAAAAAGAGGGTGAAAGTGATAGATGTCATTCGTTAAGGCTCAGAAAACAATATATGAAAACCATGTTTAACAGCTTGCATCCACCTATTAAACCAATGGACGAATTTAAGTAAAGTGATATACTCACCACTCAACAGAAATACTTTCCAGGTATCTGTTAAGCCACTTCTCAGGGTAATTCCGTTTAGTGGCTTTTTTCGTTATAAATTCTATTAATACCCTATCAATTCTTTGAATTATCTTTATCTAGTTATATTTAATAAAATACGTCTTATAGATTAATCAGGAGGAAACAATGGATTTAATATTTACACTATCAATAATAGCACTTTTCTTTTCTTTGCTTGTATTGCGTAAAGGCATGATAGATAGCTTTAAAATTAGTTATTACGAGCAAAAGCTAAAAAATAGAGGCGTAGATATAAGCTCAGTTTCTAATATAACTCTATTAGATATTTTAAGAATGTAGGATTAATAAAGGTAAATAGATTATGACCCCTAACGATATAGAGTTTTTAATACACTGCCATGTATCACCTAGAGTGCATGAAAGGATTGAATCTAATGCTATTCAGGAAACTATTGAGCGTTTCCTAGCGTCCGCGTTGATAATTCAAAGAGGGCCAGGTGATAAAATTTATTATACAACTGATAAAGGTGCGGCTCATTTACGGCAATTATGTAATTTGTCATTGCCTAAACAGGTATTTGTAGACTATGAAGGCAAAGAGATAAAAGGATAATGCCCGATAAACTCACACCAGCCCAAAGGGGCGCTATGCACTTATATTTTGAGCATCTAGCCAATGCTTTGAATGATGCTGGCCTTGATATGGTTAAGGTGCTAAAGCCTGGCATAGATATACCGTGGACTAAACAGAGCGTTAAGGATCACCTATATAAGCCAGTATTAGAGGCTATGACAGGCAAAGAATCGACTGAGGATATGAGTACGGTTGACCCTGAAGCGGTTTATAAGGTGATAAACAAACATACGGCTGAGAAGTTCGGTATTAGTTTAGAATGGCCTAGCAAAGAAAGCCAATATAATGAAAGTAAGGGGATTAAATGATGAATAAAGACAAAATAAAAGCTCTTTCTGATGCAGTATTTGAAGCAGAGGAGCGCTATAAGATGCTAGGCATGCTTAACACTCATGGAAGAACGCAGGACGAGCGAAAAGAAATGAATAGAGACTATGTTATAGCACAAACAGAAATGATAGAGGCTAGGCAGGCACTAAGAGCCGAACAAGGGGATTAAATGATGGATAAAGGAAACGGGTTATACCCAGAACTGACAGAAGAAGGAAAAGAGCAAGCTCAAACGGCAATTAATAATGTAAGAGAAGGCATGAAAAAAGCCGCTTTAAATGTTATAGAACAGGAGCTATCTGATTGTTACACAGATATAGCTAAGTGGGTTGAGTCCGACTCCTGGCTTAATTATAGAAATTCTATTATTCAAGAGATAGCCGGATATCGATCACTAAATAAGTCAGAATCAAAGGTAATCAGAGATAGGATATTGATGGAAAACAGAGATTCATTAATAAAAGACCTAAACAATGACTTAATTGAAAAAGTTGATCAATTAGAAAAGCAAATAAGCTATATGCGTGATACATCAAGATGAACAATGACAACTCACTAAAATATGTAATTCCCGCTTTATCGCTTAACTATGCTGTTATGAATGATAAGGCAGGGAGGCTAAGGTTTTTTAATGATGATGTCGAGATAGTTTACAGAAATGACATATGGCTGTTGATTAATGATGGCAAGTCGTTTGAATTTAAGAGTTTAGAGAAGGCATTGATAGAGGGCGCAGGATGAAAAATCATAGCTATATGGCTTGGGATAATAAAAACAATGTGATGTATAAAGAAGCATACCCATGCAGAAACGGGGCTGATTGCTATCTTGAGAAAGGTGACAGTCTAGCATCTTGCTTAGGGAGTGACAGAGTAACGCTTAGAGAGTTTACAGGACTTAAGGACAAGAACGGGGTAGAGATATATGAGGGGGATATTGTTCAAGATGATGATGTTTTTTCAGATAAGCATAAATTTATAGTTGAATGGAATGATGATGGTTTTTGGTCTGTAAAGCACTCGGGTTGTGATGATTTTTTTCATATTTATGATTATGATTTTAAAGTAATCGGCAACATATATGAGCATAAGCACTTGCTTGAATCTTAGTGTTTTCGTATAATATATAAAAACACGGGGGTTAATATGGTTCATTCTCAAGAAACTAAAGATAAAATATCTAAAGCATTAAGTAGAAAAATTAAATTTAATTGCGATTACTGCGGTATAGAGTCAGAAGATAAGCCGTCTAGTTATGCAAGAAAGAAAAGGCACTTTTGCTCAAGAGATTGTTATTCAAAGTTTAGAGCTGAATTTTTACCAAAAGAAGAACAGCATGCTTATATGGGTGGAGGAATGCCAGAGCATGAAAAAGCCATTAGAGTAAAAGCAAGAAGCGATTTAAATCATGCTGTAAAAAATGGAAAAATAGAAAGACTGCCGTGTGAAAGCTGTGGTAATGAAAAAACAGAGGGGCACCACCACGATTACTCGAAACCTCTAGATGTAAAATGGCTTTGTGATAAATGTCATCACGAAGAACATAAACTAATATACGAAAACCCTGAGTTATTAAAATGAACGCTATATTAGAAAGCTCAGAGGCTAAATTATGAAACTGACAAGACAACAAGCCATTAATGAATTTTGTAAATCTTGCATATATGACAGTAAAGATACCGGCACCTGGCGTGATCAAACAAGTAATTGCACCATGATAGAGTGTAGTTTGTTTGAATACAGGCCATTAAACGCTAATTTACGTACTGTACAGAAGCAGGAAAAGATAAACGCAATGACAGACAAGCAAAGGCAAGCTTACGAATTGCAGTGTGAGAAAGCAAAGGAAAGGCTACATAACAGAAAAGGCTAATATATGAAGTTAACAATCAATGAAAAGGTAAGAAAACAGATATTATCTAAATCCTTGGAGGATAGATACAGTCAAAGAGACATAGCAAAAGAGATTAACTGTAATTATAAATCAGTTGGCCAGGCATTTGCTGAAATGGTTAAACGTGGTGAAATTAAAATAGTCAAGGCGTATAAGCATGAGTTTGGATTCATTGAGCGAACATCTAGCCATGTTTACCAAAGATTAACTGATTTTAAGGTAAGAATAACAGAGCCAGTTAAGCCAAAACCTAAGAATAAGAAAAAAGTAATTGATACTAGTCAATTGTTAACTGATTTTGCATTTGGTGGTAATGTTAATAACATAAGGAACAACTGATCATGCCTGAATCCCTACAGATAGACGAATCACTAATTATTGATATAAAGAAAGCACTAGGTAGTGCTAGATTAAACGCTACATTAGAGATTGCTAGATTAGAAGGCAAATACCACTTAACTAATAACCAGGTATTTATTGATAGCGTTTATTTATGTATGAAAGAGCGGGATAGTATTGATAGGATGATTATTAAGTTAAATAGTTTGAAGAAATAGCCCCGTTTATAGGGGCTTTATTGGTTATAGCTTTTTATATAAGCAGGTTGATCTATTCAGGCTATCAGGATTAGTGTTTTTAACTTCGATTAGGTTGTAATGCAGTAGATCACGCGCAACCTCAGAGCGGCCTTTAGAGAACTGGGAAAGTCTAACCCATTCATTGTTTGGCATTCTGTTAAGTGCTTCTGTATGTAATTCGTTCATATTGAGCACTCATCAATAATGTGGTTATCAATAACAACTTGAAGTAACCCTTGTATTTTAATTCCTTTCATTTGCTCGTAGTTTCTTAAATAGTCATCTTTTGTCATGTAGCCACCCATAAACTCTTTGCAATCCCATTGAGTAGATAAGTTTAGGAATTCATACATAGCAAGACGCGGATATGTAGTATCAACTAATTCACCGTTTATTAGTACATCAGCCTTGGTTTTCCCGTTTATAAAGTCTGACAGCTCTTTGTCTGTGTATTTTCTATAGTTTGTTAACATAGTCTTTATCTCATAGTAGTTAATAGGTGTTATTTAGTGTATTTACGTTTATAAACTAATGACTCATGGATAGAATTCATTGTATCTTGTAGGTTATTAGCCACTCTTTCTTCTCTGCTCTCTTCACAGTCTAACCACTCTGGATACTCTTCTATCCGTCCTATAAGTTCAGGGTAATCAGTAGAAGGCGTAGTTTCTAGTGGCTCCAAGTCCTCAATACGTGTAATACGTGGAAACTCTGTGTAAGGGGCTAGTTGTTTGTTTATCATAGTGTGCATAGTTATTTGCTCCATTGTTCGGCCATAGCGTTTGCTATGCCTTGATAAGTTACTGATCTATCACGTTTGCGTGTTGGTGATGGCGAGGCATAATGAACTTTGTCTGTTTCTGATTTGCTCATATTAACCATTAACTGGCTAACATCATTAGTCCATTTAAGTTTAGGCAATCCATGTAAACATAAACCTGTTTCTTTGTTTTCGGTATGACCAAACATCCACGGTTGAATGTATTGGATTGTATGACCCATATCACGCAACAAAGGGAAAATTACAGATTTAGGATTTTCCAGGCAAACCCGATTTGATCGTTTTAAGGCTAATTCCCACAACTTTAAAGTCCATTCAACTGATTTAATGCGCTTGTCATTGTGTGGCATATTAGACCCATACCAACGATTACCACTTAAAGCCATTGCTGTGCAATCAGGGTGTAGGATAATCAAATCCCAGTAACGAGATTGAATGGCGTCCATTACATCACCTTTAATGTGCCAGCTAGGATTGCCTCGGGTATCAACAAGATCACAGCTAAAAGCATTATGACCTAAACTCCTAAAGGACTGACAAACCACTTGTGACTCTTCACAGCCTATTAATACGTTCATGCTTGAATACCTTCAGCAACATCAAGAATATGCTCAAGATAGCCTTCATCAAGATCAGGTTTAGCACGACAATATGTATCACCACCCATACCTTGATTCTCAACAATCCCTACTTTCTTATTGCCTTCATAAAGATCAGCAGTAAATGCCACGCCGCGCGAGGTCTCTAAGTATTTAATGTTTTTAACTGAATAGTTCATAATGTATTCCTACAATCAGTGACTAACGTTATTCTGTAAGACGTATTATGCGTGTCCATTGAATAGCTATCTTCAAGATCATCTAATGGCTCACATTCGTCATCGATTAAATCTTGATTACCAAACGTAAGCATAGCGGCTTGAGCCTGATCAAGATCATCAAATAACATTGTATTCATTGTGTAATTGGCTCTGTCTTCCATTGTTAAGCAATACATGATTATGCCGCCTTTAATTCGTTGATTAATTCAAATGAGTTAAGATAAGCTATCTTTAAATCTTTGTTGTAATTGCTTAACGCCTTATAACCCTTAACAATGTCTAAACCCAGTTCTTGACGAATAGCTGATATATTCATTAGTTTGCATTCTATTGAACCCTTAGAGCGCTCCATTTCTTCTGCATACTGGCGAACAATAGGGGCCTTACTGTATTTAGTGCCCATAGACTGATATAAGTGGAACAAGCTGTATAATTCACAGATGCTCTTATTGTCTTGTTCAGTCCATGCTTTACGCGTTGTCTGGTTAGTTATTTTCATAGTCTTATACCTCTAATACACTAAAATAGATGTCTACTTCAGTAGAGTTTAAATAGTCACACTCTGCTTGTGCTTCTTCTTCAGTGTCATAAGCTTGACCATACTCAGTTACACCATCAGTTATTATATATTTCATAGCATCGGTTCCTTTATCTAGTTGATGTAAAGAGTATTGCGCAAGAATATAAAGAAAGATAATGAAAGGTTTTTATACCCGTATTAATTAAACTAATGATAACCACTATCAGCACAGAACAAGGTCACTCAGCTTAAATACTTCAAGGTAATCACCCTCTAAGTATTAAAGTATTCACGTACAAACACCACTATCTGTGGATAACTTGTGGATAACTATCATTGCCTGTGGATAAGTATGGGTATGTTGTGGATAACCTGTGGATAAGTATATTCATCTATAATGGTTTGTTGTTTGTGATGCTAATTGAATGATGATTGATGTACTAATTGATGTAGTAATTGAGCCGGTTCCCGCACTATTCTCCCTTCACTGTAATTACCGAACACGTCTACCTTATACGCTGAGAGCCTTACATGGTGCGCCATGCAGGGGATTTACACTTGATCATCATGTAGGGTGAGAGGGGGGGTGGTTGAGGGGGGAGGGGTAGGAGATTGGAGTTGATATTTATGTAAGGGTACTCACAGCTCCCGTACACATGACTTAAAAACACCGAATAAGCTAATCTGAAATATATATGAGAAGTATCTAAAATAACCAAGACTGTTGAGAGGTTACGCTGATTTGAGAGTAAAAAGGGAACCGTATTGGTAAACCCTCTTTGATTGAGAGTTGATGCGTGTCGTATTGCCCGTTAGGGTTTGTAATCGCTGGCACATCACCAGTTGGATTGGGAAGGTTCCTCTGCCCCCGACTTAGCCTTTTGTTTAGTGAGCTTGGCATTATTAGCTCGTGCCTCCTTGGCATTAAATTTAGTATAACTCATATTTTTGCTATATACTTTATTTTAGTTAAACTTTTAGGTAGCCATATGTCAGATCAAGAGTTAGCAGAAGATGAAGAGTGGGTTTATGAAGATGATTGGTCGTGTTTGAGGACTAAAGAGGGATTGCCTTATAAACATCAGGCTTACTTTTCTGATTTTATTGATAACTTTATGAAAGACCCTGGTAGTCCGACACAGGCATTAAGGGATGCGGGGTTCCCTGAAAGTAAATCCATGACAATGACTGCCAAACGAATGTATGAGACGTTAAAGCCTTATATTTTTGAGCGATTTGAAGAACAGAAAAAGAAATTTGCCTTATTAGGCTATCAGAAGATTATTGATGTTGCTGAAGATACTGATGCACCACATCGTGAGAAACTACAGGCGGGAAAACTGTTGATGGATTATGGCGGTCATGCGCCTTCTGTGTCGATAGATGTTGATATGCAAGTGGATATTACTGATGTTAGACAAAAAGCACTTGATAGAATGAAAGTAATTGACGGTGATATAGTTGAAGACAATGATATGGTATCGATTGATAAAGAAACGCTATCAATGTTGTTAGAGGCAAAGGAAAAGCTAGATGGCAAAGTATAGTAAAGCGCAAGAAGAGGAATTAATGCTGGATATATTTGCATTAAAGAATCAGCCTGAGAAATTTGTCCGATATTGCTACCCGTGGGGTGAGCATGGAACGCCATTAGAGCATAAAACGGGGCCGTCTACGTGGCAAATGGATTTGTTCATGGATATTACTGAAAAACTACTTTGGAATGAGGCACAGCGAAAAGATAAAAAAGATGCTTCGTTAATACGCGAGGCAATTGCATCCGGTCATGGTATTGGTAAGTCTTCAACGATGGCATGGCTATCGCACTGGTTTGAATCTACCCGACCAGGCGCGACCACTATTGTTACTGCAAACACGGAAGATCAGCTTCGAGGTAAAACATGGCCTGAGTTAGGTAAGTGGGTCAATATGGCTTTGAATGAACACTGGTTTGAGGTCACAGCAACTAAAATGCTACCGAGTAAATGGTTTGGTGGCCTTGTCTCAAGACAACTCTATATTGATATTAAATATTACTATGCTGCGGCTGTAACGTGGAATGAGGATAAGCCTGAATCCTTCGCGGGAATACACTCACAATACGGTACGAATTTTATATTCGATGAGGCCAGTACAATACCAAGTCCTATTTGGGAGACAACACTTGGCGCAATGACAGATGAAGATGGGGATAAGATATGGGCTGCATTTGGTAATCCGACTCAAAACTCTGGCCCTTTCTTTGAATGCTTTCATAAAAACAGACGGTTATGGAAAAACAGAAATATAGACTCTCGAACCGTTGAAATAACCAATAAAACCTACCTTAATGAAATTATAGAAGAATATGGCGAAGATTCTGATGTATCAAGGGTGCGTGTTAAAGGCCAGTTCCCAAGACAGGGCACAAATCAGTTTATATCCGGCGAGGTTGTCAGTGAAGCTCAAATAAGGCAAGTAGAAGAAGACAGAGGCGCACCTTTGATAATGGGGATAGATGTTGCTCGTTTTGGTGATGATGAGTCCGTGTTCTTTTTCAGAAAAGGCCGTGATGCTCGCTCAATCCCTGTTATGAACTATATGCACATGAGCGTATTAGAATTAGCTAACGAAGCAGCTAAAATGATTAATGAATATAAGCCCGATGGTATCTTTATTGATGAGGGCGGAGTGGGTGGTGGGCTGGTTGATATATTGCTCGGGCGTGGCTTTAAGGTTGTAGGTATTAATTTTGGCTCAAAAGCAAAAGATAAAAATAAGCATTTGAATATGCGCTGTCAGATGTGGGATGATATGAAGGACTGGTTATCTCGTGGCGCTATTTCAGATGATGAGATATTGTATTCTGATCTAACCTCCCCTATGTATAAGTACACAGGGGATGCGTCAACACTGTCTTTAGAGAAGAAAGATGAAATGAAAAAGAGGGGGCTGTCAAGTCCAGATTGGGCTGATGGATTAGCATTAACATTTGCAGCACCCGTATCCAGACGTGACTTTGGGCCTTATGATATAAATAGAGGTGTTAAGATAGTTGACGGTATTGACTATGATGTATTTGCTTAACTGAATATTATGGTACATACTTTGCAAAACTGAGGAAATATTATGGCAAGTCTAACAGAGATATTTACAGGTGAGTCGCGTCATGCCCGTGATAGACGAATAGCGGACGAAGCTCAAGCAAATCAAAATTTAGTTGATATGCAAAATACTATTCGTCTCGTGATGGATGCAAGAGACCAACAGCAGGGCGAAGAACAGGCCGCAGCAGTAGAGCAGGAAAGATTATCTTCATTAGAAGGCTCTGCCTCTACAGTCTTAACCAGCACAGAAGGTGTTACAGAAGACCCTGTATTGCGTAGACGAAAATTGAGAGGGATGGACTCATTGGCGGCTAGTGATGAGTTATTAGGATGAGCGAAGTAGCTGATATATTCAATAGGGTATCCAGGCTCAAATCTGATCGTGGCTCGTGGGAATCTCATTGGGAAGAAATAGCAGAGGTTGTTCTACCAAGATATAAAGATTCTTTTATAGGTCAAGCCTATGTAAATACAAAAGGCGACAAACGCACACAAAAAATGTTTGATGCAACAGCCGCTTTAGGATTAGAGCGATTTGCCTCTGTTATGGAGTCAATGCTGGTTCCTAGAAATCAGAAATGGCATTTTTTAAAGGCTTCAGATGAAGCATTAAATCGGGATAGAGAAACAAGGCTCTGGTTTGATGCAGTAACCGATATTCTATTTAAACAAAGATACACACCTAAAGCTAATTATGCCTCTCAGCAAAATGAGGTATTTATGGGGCTGGGCGCATTTGGTACGGGCGTTATGTTTCTCGATCAAATGGCAGAAGGCGGTATTCGCTACAAAGCCAATCATTTAGGCGGTATTTATTTTGCAGAAAACCATCAAGGCATTGTTGATACTGTTTATCGTGAATTTCATTTAACAGCTCGTCAAATCCTACAGAAGTTTGATAATGAGCGTGTACCTGAATCAATACACAAAATAGCAGAGAAAACGCCAGAGCAAACCTTCGAGATAGTGCATTGCGTAAAACCCAATATGGAGCGTGATGAGGCTCGATCAGACTTTAAAGGCATGGAGTTTAAAAGCATCTATGTCACAAAAGAAGGTAATTCAATATTAGAAGAAGGTGGATATAACACATTTCCTTATGTTGTTAGCCGTTATGTTACAGCGCCAGGTGAGATATATGGTCGATCTCCTGCAATGACAGCCCTGCCTTCTATCAAGACATTAAATGAGCAGAAGAAAACAGTATTAAAACAAGGTCACAGAGTTGTAGACCCTGTTTTATTGATGCACGATGATGGAATAGCGAACACATTTAGTATGCGCCCAGGAGCAGCAAATGCGGGTGGCGTAAGCGCAGAAGGCAGAGCTTTAGTTCAGACCATGCCTACAGGTAATTTATCTGCTGGTTTTGAAATGATGAACCAAGAGCGTGAGGTTATCAATGATGTTTTCTTGGTTAATTTATTCCAGATATTGACTGATAGCCCTCAAATGACTGCTACTGAGGTATTGGAGCGTACTCGTGAAAAAGGCATGTTATTAAGCCCGACTATGGGCAGGCAGCAAACAGAAGCATTAAGCCCAATGATTGAGCGAGAGCTTGATATATTAATGCGTCAAGGTTTATTGCCGCCTATGCCTCGACAGCTACTTGAGGCTGAAGGTGAGTTTGAAATACAATATGATTCACCATTATCACGCGCTCAACGTGCAGAGGAAGCAACAGGCTTATTTAGGTCATTAGAATTTGCTACTAATTATGCAAATGTATCTGGCGACCCTTCTGTATTTGATTATTTTAATATGGACGAAGCAATACCTGAGTTAATGCGTATTAATGCGGTTCCTGAAAGATGGAAGCGTGCTGATAAAGAAATTAAAGGTATCAGGCAAGGGCGGCAGGAGCAAGCACAGCAACAGCAAGCTATTGAAGCTGCACCAGCACAAGCGCAATTAATAGGGGCCGCTAAATGAGCATGACAGAGAGAGTAAAAGACTTTCTTTTTTCAAGACAGCAAGCTTATAGAAGCGTATTTGATGGGCCAAAGGGTGATATTGTTACAGCAGATTTAGCTCGTTTTTGTCGTGCAGTAGAATCAACAGGCCATCCAGACCCACACATGGCAGCAAGATTAGATGGTAGACGTGAAGTATTTTTAAGAATTCAACAACATCTACAGTTATCACAAGATGATCTGTGGAAATTACTCAACGGGGAACAATAATGACAGATGCAGCAGCAGATGGTAGCCAAAATCAAGGTAGTTCAGATGGTGGAGCAAGTACGCCACAATGGACTGAGGGTTTTTCAGATTCACAAATGGCGATTGTACAGAATAAGGGCTGGTCAAGTCCTAGCGATATGGCTAATGGGTATGAACATGCCAGTAAGTTTATAGGCGGCGATCCAAGCCAGTTAGTTAAGATGCCAAGTGCAGATGATGCAGATGGTTATAATGAGCTTTATTCAAAATTAGGCCGACCTGAAAAAGCAGACGGATACTCATTTAAGATGGCCGATGAAATGGGTGGTGATAATTTTACAGGCTGGATGAAAGACACGGCTTATAAAATTGGTCTTTCTGATAAACAGGCAGGTGAACTGGCAGAAAGCTTAAATCAGTTTAATTCTGAGTCTATGCAAAACATGCAGAGCCAATCACAGGCCAATACTACGACTCAAATTAATGAGCTAAAGACTGAATGGGGCGCAGCACATGATAAAAACACGCTTCAGGCAAAAGTAGCCGCACAGTCATTAGGCATTAGTGAAGACCAAATTAAAGGTATTGAGAGTGAGCTTGGTTATAAAGAAACAATGAAGCTCTTTCAAAAGCTAGGTGAGAAGGTAGGGGAGGCTAATTTTCAGGATGGTACTGATAATCAGGGATTCCAATCTGCAATGACACCAGAGCAAGCAAAATCTGAAATATCACGATTAATGACAGATAAGGACTTTATGAACGCATGGTCAAATAAGTTTGCGCCAGGTCATAAAGAAGCAGTTGAAAAGAAAGCTCAATTAATGGGATTAGCTCATGGATAAAACTGAAATAAGAATGCGTTGTTTAGAAGTCGCTCAACATATGGCAACTAAGTTTGTATTAGAAGACAGGAGCCGTATCACTGATATTGCAGAAGATTTCTTTACATTTGTAATAAATGAGGATAAAGTCAAAAAAACGTCGCCTAAGAAGGAAAAGGCAAGCTGATACCCGTAAGGCCAGCACTGTTTTAAAATGTAGCCCCGAAACCGGATACGCTAGGGTCATTCACGCCAAAAGTGATGAACTTTAACTTAAACGATAGGAGGGGCTATTATGTCCTTTGAAATTAGCACTGCCTTTGTGCAAGACTACAAAAATACTGTAGATTTCTTGTTACAACAAAAAGGCTCAAAACTGCGTGAAGCAGTTACAATGGATACCTATACTGGTAAGGCTGGTAAAGCAGTTGAACAAATAGGCGCTGTAACAGCACAAAAGAAAACTTCACGTCACTCTGACACACCATTAATTAGCACACCACATGATGCTCGCTGGGTTTTTCCAGAAGATTATGAATGGGCTGATTTAATTGATAATCAAGACAAGCTTCGTATGATTATCGACCCTACTTCACCATATGCCATTAATGGCGCTATGTCTTTAGGTCGCTCACAAGATGATGAGATTATCTCTGCATTCTTTGGCACTAATAAGACAGGTGAAAATGGCACAACTAGCACAACTTTCCCAGCAGGGAATCAAGTTGCTGTAACAGTTGGCGCGGGTTCAGCTACAGGTATGAATATTGCCAAGCTTCGTGCTGGTAAGAAAATACTAATGGCAAATGAAGTAGACCTTGATAGTGATCAGCTTTTCGTAGCAATAACTGCTGAACAGCACGATGATCTATTAGGTGAGGCTCAAGCGGTTTCTCTTGATTATAATGATAAGCCGGTATTGGTTGATGGTCGTATTACATCATTCATGGGCTTTAATTTCATTAATATTGAGCGTCTTGATGTTAACGGCTCTAGCCAGCGTCGATGCCCTATGTGGGCTAAGTCTGGTATGCACTTGGGTATGTGGGATGATATTAGCGCAGAGGTTACGCCTCGTGCAGATAAGTCTTATGCTACTCAGGTTTATGTTTCTGGTACATTCGGCGCTACTCGTCTTGAAGAAGGCAAAGTAGTCGAAGTAATTTGTGCTGAATAAGGGGAATAAAAATGGCTGAAACTTACTCAAATGAAGCGACAGATTACTTAAACACAACACCTTCTGTATTTGCAGATGGTAGCGTGGTTGGTGGTCGTTTACGTCGATATCGTGCAACTATCACAGCGGCCTCTCAAGCTGCTGCTGATACGATTGTATTAAATAAAATACCTGCTGGTTCTGTATTTGCATACGGTGTATTAAATGCGTCTGCTACGATGGGTGCTTCTGCAACTATCGCTATCGGTACATTTACGACCGCTGATGTGGCAATTGATGCCGACATCTACCGTACTGCTGCTACATTTACCACAGCTAATACGCCAACATTGTTTGGTAATAACCTGGGCGCAGTAGATGCGGCTTTCACCTCAGATACGCTTGTTAAGCTAACTGTAGGTACGGCTGCACTTCCAAGCTCTGGTACATTAGTTGTAGACTTGTATTACACAAACGGTTAATAGCCGACAATTAAAACACTCTGTAGCGTCATAGGTTTGGCTACCTGCTACGGGGTGTTTTTCTAGGAGATTAAAATGGCAGTTGCAATAATTGATGTAAAAAAAGAGGATGAGCTTCAAGATGTTACTCGTACTGCTACTGGCGGCACAGTGACAAATGATGTTCGTGTTACTTATGAAGATGCACTTACAACTCAAGAGATTGTATTAGCACTTGATAATATTAAAGAGTTTGTTCTTCAAAATGATGTAGTTGCATAATGTCCTCTGAAGTAGAGATATGTAATTTAGCTCTACAGGAACTTGGCGCAAAACGAATCACATCACTTGATGATGATACAAAGAATGCCAAGCACTGCAAAGCGGCTTATGCAAAAGTTCGTGATATTGAGTTACGAAAATATGTTTGGAATTTCTCAATAGGTAGAGTTGTTCTGGCCCCTGATGTGGCTACGCCTGCATTTGATTTTGATTTACAATTCTCATTACCTTCTGATTGTCTCAGGGTTATACGCCCTAAAGACGTTGATTGGGAAGTATCAGGAAGAAAGATACTGACTAGTGAAGGAACTATATTAAATCTTAAATATGTAATTCAAGTCACTGATACAAATCAATTTGATATTAATTATATAGATGTTCTATCTAAAGCACTTGCTTTGAAGTTAACTGAGGTAATTACTCAGTCAAACACAAAGAAATCAGCTTTACAGGCAATGTATAAAGATGCAGTAAAGGAGGCTAAACACGCAAACGCTTTCGAGAAACTTTCTGAAGAACCACCTGAAGATACATGGATAACAGCGAGATTATAAATGCCTAAAGTTTCACCCATTTACACAAGTTTTAACGGCGGGGAGTTCTCGCCTTTATTGTATGGGCGCACTGATTTTCAGAAATATGGAACAGGCGGTAAAACGGTACTTAACTTTATATCCACCATTCAAGGGCCTCTTGAAAGGCGACCTGGCACTATGTTTGTTGCCGAGGTTAAAGATAGCTCAAAGAAAACAAGATTACTGGAATTTGAATTTTCAACAACTCAGGCTTATATCATTGAGGCGGGTGAGAATTACTTTAGATTCTATAAAGACCAAGCACAAATAACCGAATCAGGTTTAACGATAACTAATATAACTCAGGCGAATCCTGCTGTAGTCACTATAACAGGCCATCCTTATGCTAATGGCGATCATGTTTATATTGATAGCGTAGTAGGCATGACTGAGATTAATATACCAACACGATACACAGTAGCTAATGTCACTGCAAATACATTTGAGCTATCAGGTATCGATTCAACTGCATTTACAGCCTATTCGTCAGGCGGTCTTGCATATCGTATATATGAGGTCACTAGCACATTTTTAGAAGCTGAATTGTTTGATATTAAGTTCACACAATCTGCTGATGTGATGTATTTAACTCACCCGCTACATGCGCCTCAAACATTAAGCAGATCAGGACATACTAGCTGGACACTGGCTGATTTTGCATTTTCTGCTGGCCCATTTGAAACAACCAATTCTACAGCCACTACATTAGCAGCAAGTGCGGCTACTGGTTCGGTGACATTGACTGCAAGTGCTGTTACAGGCATTAATGATGATACTGGGTTTCAATCTACTGATATAGGTCGATTTGTAAGAATTAAAAATACAAATTGGGCATGGGGCGAAATCACAGCTTATACGTCTACAACCGTTGTCACGGTACTGGTCAAAGATGGTAGCTTTCCAACAGTTGCAACAGGGTTTTGGCGTTTGGGTGTATTTTCCGATACAACAGGATACCCATCTTGCGTCACATTTTTTGAAGATAGATTGTGTTTTGCTGGCTCAACCAATAACCCGCAAAGAGTTGATGGAAGTCAAAACGGAGACTATCCGAATTTTGCACCAACAGAAACAGACGGAACAGTGCTGGCAAGTAATGCAATTGCCTTTGTGCTTAACTCAAATGCAGTGAATGTAGTTAGATGGCTTCAAGATGATGAGCGTGGGCTATTTATAGGCACAGTAGGCGGTGAGTGGATACTAAAGGGTACTGGTGGTGCGGCCCTTGCTGCTAATGCGGCTCCACAGGCAGTTAGATCAACAAACTACGGTAGCGCAAATATCCAACCTGAAAGAGTAGGTAAAGCGACTTTATTTGTTCAGAAATCAAAAAGAAAAGTAAGAGAACTTAAGTACATATTTCAAGATGATGGATTTAGCGCACCCGATACAACAGAGCTAAGTGAGCATGTAACGGTGGGCGGCATTGATGATACAACCTTCCAACAAGAGCCATATTCTGTAGTATGGGCCGTTAGAGGTGATGGTGAGCTACTTGGTTTAACATATGAGAAAGAGCAGAATGTGGTAGCCTGGCATCGACATGAATTGGGCGGAACTAGCGTTATAACTGAAACAGTGGCAAGCATACCTGCAACAGATGGTAGCCGTGATGAAACATGGGTGATTGTAAAGCGAACAATTAACGGCGGAACAAAACGATACATAGAATATATAACGCCTATTTTTGATAGCTCAACAGTACAAGCTGATGCTATATTTGTTGATTCTGCTTTACAATATTCAGGCGCAGCAGTCAGCTCATTAAGTGGGTTAGACCATTTAGAGGGTGAGTCTGTATCTGTATTGCTTGATGGTGCAGCGCATCCTGATGTAACAGTCACAAATGGCGCTATTACACTACAGGAGTCAGGCGAAAAAATAAGTGTAGGTCTTGGGTATGTGTCTGACTTTGAAACGCTAAGAATAGAAGCGGGCGCAGCAGATGGAACAGCACAAGGAAAGACTAAGCGCATACATCGTGTTATATTTAGATTGAATAGAAGTTTAGGTATGAAGGTTGGGCCAAATTCTAGCGAGCTGGAAACACAAAGTTTTAGAGAAGGGTCTGATTTAATGGATACAGCAGTACCTTTATTTACAGGGGATTTTGAAGTAGATTGGGATGGTGACTATGAGACTGAAGGCCATATATTCGTCCGTCAAGATCAGCCCTTACCATTAACCATTGTGGCTATTATGCCTCATTTAGTAACTCAGGATAGATAATGGCAGAAGATTCCTCAAGCGCTGGCAAGATTATATCTGGTGGCTTATATGCGGCTGGTGGGTTTCTATCTGGTCAAGGCTCAATGCAGCAGGGGTTTTCATCAGCAGCATCTTTAAATGAGCAGGCAAATAATGCAGGTATCAATGCGGGTACTGCATTACAAAATGCGGCTATAAATGAAAGAATAGCTAGACGCGAAGGAAAACGATTTAGAGGTGAAGTTCAAACAGCAGTTGGCGCATCAGGTGTACAAATTGAGGGCTCAATTGTTGATGCTATGATTGATGGCGCGGTTGAGCTAGAAAGAAATGCTATGAATATTCGCAGACAGGGTGAACAGGAGGCTAGAAATTTGAGGTCACAAGAAAGAGCAGCTAGAACTGAGGCGGGTGATGTGCAAAGAGCCGCAGCGGCAAATACTGTAGCGGGTGGAATCGGAACAGTTGCGAGTGTAGCGGCTATAGTTGGTGGCGCATAATGCCTAAAATTATACAGCCAGCACAGAAAGCACAATTCACAAGCCCAAGATTAGCCTCTGCTAGGCCATCACAGTTAGGTAGAGCCAATCAGAATATAGGCAAGGCGGTTACTCGATCAGCAGAAATATTAAATCAAGCTGTAGAACGTAACGCAGCAATTCAATCTGATAGAGCAATGGCTGATTTTAGACTTAATGCACAAAAAGAGTTAAAGGATAGGCAGCTATCGGCTGGGCCAGGCGCAGAGAATTTCACTGAGAATTTTGAATCTTATCTATTAGAAAATAAAGAGAAGCTAATGGAGGGTGGAACCTCTGCTTCAAGAGCTAGACTTGATTCTCAATTTGGTAATATGCAGTTATCAATGCAAGGCCAAGCAATGAATTTTGAAACAACAGAGAGAGCGCGTCATGCCGTTAACTCTGCTGAAATGGTATTCAATTCAAATGCCTCTGCAATGCGTCAAAATCCTGACTTCGATCAATTGGGTGATATTTTAGAGCAGAATCTTGAAACAGCAAATGCGCTGCCAATTGACGATTCTAAAAAAGAAGCTTTAGCTATACAGTCAAATCAAGCGGCTCATTTTGAAATGTTTAATGGGTTTCTTGATGGCGCACGTAAAACTAAAAATGTTGGTCTTGCTACTGAATTACTGAATGATTTAAAAGACACAGGTAAGTGGGAAACCGCTATGACTGAGCCTCAGTTTGTTCAAACATTAAATAGGGCAATGGCATTATCTGAGCAGATTAAGAATGACAATAAAGCAGCCAATGTAGCGGCTTTGACTGATTATGTAGGACAAAGATCAGATGCTAGACGTGCTGACTTAATGCCTGATATGCACAAACTAGTAGATGAAACGTCAACAGATGAATTCTTCAGGAAAAAATGGCATAACAAATTAGATAAAGCTGATGAGCGCGGGAATGTTAGATCAAAAACACGCCATATCTCACTGAAAGACAGGGCTGTATTATCTAAAAATGTTGAAGCCAATAAAGACGAGAAAGGCAATTTCTTTGAAAATGCTACTACTGCTGATGTATTCAAGTCTGAGCTTGCATTGCATGATAAGAACCTGAAAACAAGACGTGCTGAATATGCTATTGAAGGTAATGAGACTCTGCCAGAGCTATATACAAACTGGAAAGAAGACCCAACAGCACAGAATATTAATGCTTACTTAAATGCTCAAACTGCCGAACAGACTAGAATGGGTATAAGGCCAGGCAATGTAAGACTATATAAGAATTCAGATATAGCCGGACTTAAATTTAAGTTTGAATCAATTGAGAAAACGGCTGCTGGTGCAAATGTTTATTTTGAAGAAATTAAGAGCCTTCAAAAGCAAGGTGATATGGCATGGGGATTACTTCAAAGACAGCTTGTTGAAGAAGAAGTATTAACAGGAACCTCAGCTTTAGTCTCTGGTATGAGTGATATTCGTGATGATGCAATGATGCTTACAATTCTTAGAGCTGAAAGAACAGAGGACGATTTAAAGAAAGTATTAACAAAACAGCAAATTACAGATATAGAAGAAATGGCAAAAGTTAAAAATGCCGATATGATGCAGACATTAAAACACAACCCTTCTGGATTGAAAGCAGCTCTTGAGATAGAGAGAGCATCGGTATTGGGCGCTATGCAATTAATGGCAGATGGCACAGCAAGTGATGTTGATGATGCGTTGACTAGATCATATACACCATTTAGCAATAAACATGAGTTAATTAAAAACTACCGTGTGCCTATTAAATTTCAGCCTAGCCAAGTACAAAGAGGCGAAGAGACTGTCTTATCTGATTTAAAAAACCATATTGGTGATGGTCTTGGCGTAACATCTATATTTATCAACAATACCCAATTATCTTCAGATGAGGCATCAAGGCGACTTAGTGAAGAAGGCCAATGGGTTACAAATGGTGATGAATCAGGCTTAACCTTAACTTGGTCAAATGGTTCTGCTGTATGGTACACAGATGAAAATAATCAGATGAAGCTAGTAACAAAACAATTTGATGAGTTGCAGGATATTGGATTAAGCGAGTTTGAGAAAGGCGCAAGAATTATTGGTCGAGAAGATAGATGAGACTTGTAACTGAAGAACCTAATATAAGTTCAGTTCAATTGCTTGAAGATCAAGAGGTCGATTTAGGCGAGGCTCTATCTGCTACTGCAAGCCTTACGTGGACTGAATCAATATCGCCAGTATTGTTTAGAGGGTTAGAGCAAAACCAAGAAGAAACAGTCGCTTTCTCAGGCAAATTTCCTGAACGCTATGGTCTGCCTGAAAATAGAAATAAGCCTGTAAAAGAGAACCAGGTAACTAAGGTAGATGCACTAGCAAAGGCTGAAGAAGCGGGTGTTAATTTAACAATACCCGAAAAGGGCATTTCTGACTTTAAGCTAAGTGAGTTAATCCGATTACAGCAAGAGCAGCAGGTTCGCAATTCAATAACGGCTAGTAATAGAGATAGCGGGTTTTTTGTTGGTGCTGCAAAACTAGGCACGTCATTAGGTGTATCTGTATTAGACCCTCTCAATGTAGCCGCGGCCTTTGTGCCTGTTGTCGGTGAGGCTCGTATGGGCACTATGCTTGCTAATGCTACTAGCGCATTAGGCAGGGCCGGTGTTAGGGCTAGAGTTGGCGCTATTGAGGGCAGTGTTGGTGCTGCTGCATTAGAGCCGCTTATTTATAACCAACTAACTGAAGAACAATTAGATTACACTTTAACTGATTCATTCCTAAACGTGGCATTCGGCACTGTATTTGGTGGTGGTATGCACATGGGAATGGGGGCTATCGGTGATGCTCTAGCTAAGAGATCGGCTAAAATAAAAGATGGCACAATAACCGAGGCAGAATTAAACACACCAGTTGAGCATACAACACAACCAATAGGGCAAACTGCCGAACATATTAATTCGTTAACCCCACAACAAAGAGAAATTCTAGGTCGCACTGCTGTATATCAGATGGTTGAAGGCAAAGAAGTAAATATAGAAGCCTTGATAAAAGGGATGGACGAATCTATTGTGCCAAAAAGGGCCGATGTTGAAGCAACTGTTAGAAGCGAATTACAGGGTGAATTTTCAGCAAGAACAGATAAGGCAAATGCAGAATTAAAAGAGATAGCGACTAAGACTGAATCCCTACAGAAAGAGGTTGAGAGAGCTAAAACTGAAAAAGCAAAACTAGAAAGTGAGACAGTTAAAAAATTTACTCAAGATGATTTTAAAGGCAGTAAATCAGACAGAAAGCGCAAAGCAAAGAAAGCGAATGAGAAATTAGCCTCTGAAACTAAAGATAAGTTAAACGCAATAAATGGCAGAGTAAAGAAATTAAATGAAAATATAGCTGATAATGCGTCGAGGAAAGAAAAGCTAAGTAAGCTTGATGATGATTTAGTCACTGAAGAAGTAGATGCTCGTCTTAATAAATTTAAAAAGAATAAACTATCTCAATCAGTAAGTGATGGCATTGAGCAACAAGGCCTTAAAAAGTCGATTGATACCGCTAATGAGTCACTAGGCGCTGGAAGCCTGCCAAAAGTAGCTGCTGAAATACAGCAAAAGATAGATAGTGGTATTGATGCTAATGTTGATTTAGATCAAGCCACTAAGTGGTTAGATGAAATTACAGAAGATATTAATGATTTGCCGCCAGAGTTAAAGGCAGCAGGGCTAGAAATTATGAAAGATGAAGCAGATAAAGTGGCTATTGCTAAAGAAACATCAACTGCTATTAAAGCAGCATTGAAATGTAAGGGAGCCGCATAATGCCATTAGGTACTTGCAGAGCATCGGTAGAAGAAAAGATAGGGCGTGAGCTAAATACCGCAGAGCTAACTGAGCTGGATAGAATCATTGATAACGCAGCAGAGCGTATGTCAGGGCGCACTGCGGATGAAACAACTGAGCAGATCGTTAAAGAGTTAAATGAGGCTGCTGAACAACTTGAAATAGCCGCTATTATTGAGCAAAGAAACGCAGCATTAAACTTTCAGAAAGAGATTCAACTTGCTAATACATTGATTGAAGAATGGAGTGATGCGCCAGGCGAAGGGTTGCAAGCATTCTTACTTAGCTCAAACATTAAACGAAAAGGCGCAAGGGATGCAGTCGCTACTTCTCAAGAGGCTTTATCACATCAGTATGTAATGGGTATGGCAGCAGATTTAGAGAAAGCAGGGGTAATGGAGCATGGCACAAAAGGTAAATTTGATGATGAAATATATAAGGCCGCTTATCAGTTAAATAGAATTGATGGCCCTGATGAAACGATTATGAAAGGGTTTCAGAAAGAGTCAATTGAAGTTGCTAAAATAGTGAATAAATTTACTGAAGCTGCAAGGCAAGACGCTAATAAAGCAGGTGCTTTTATAAATAAAGCTGATGGTTATGTAACCACACAAACACATGATCTATTTAAAATACGTGCGGCTGGTAAGGAGAAGTGGAAAGAGTCAATAACCGATCTAATGGATTGGGATAAAACCATGAAAGGCGTTAGCGAGACCCAAAGAAGTGTTGAGCTAGACAGAATGTATAAGGAATTCTCAGAAGGCTCGCATGTGTCGCTTGATATGGAGCCGAATATGACAGGGCTTAAAGGCTTTGGCAATGTAGGCAAGCGCATGAGCCGTGAGCGCGTATTGAAATTCAAAGATGCGGAAGCAGAATTGGCTTACCATCAAGAGTTTGGTACTGGCACACTGATGGAGAATGTATTTCATCAGCTAGAAAAATCAGGCGCACAGACTGCATTAATGCGAAAACTTGGCCCTAATCCACGTCAAACACTAGATAATGCAATTGAGCGTGTAAGAAAAGATGCAAAAGTAAATGATGGCGCAGATATGGGCAAATTCGATGAAAAGGTCGAATGGATTGAGCGCAGAGCATGGCCTAATATAACGCATGAAAATAGAATCCCTGGCAATCATATGTGGGCACAAAGAAGCTCTATGCTAAGAGCAGTAGAAATGATGGCTGATTTGGGTGGGGCTACTATATCAGCGGTTGGTGATGTAGCATTTTCTGGTTCTGAGTATCGTTTTCAAGGCGGCTCAATGGTTAGTGGTGTACTTAAATCGCTTGGTAATATAGTGCAAGGCGTTCCATCAAAAGAGAAAATTCAAATATTAAGTGAATTATCCGTTCATTTGGATAGTGTTACACATTCTTTATCAAGGTTTGATGCTAGTCGTGATATGCCTGGCCTTGCATCAAAAGCTGTTCAGAAATACTTTAAATTCAATCTGCTTAGGAAGTGGACAGATAACCAGCGCTCAGGCTTTGCTATGATGGCATCACATAGACTTGGCTCTATGAAAAACAAAGAGTTTTCAGAAATGCCTGAAGGGTTAAGCTCTATGCTAGAAGGCTTTGGCATAGATGCTGGTAAATGGGATATATACAGACAAGGCGAATCAAGCTTTGCAGATGGGAAAGACTTTCTAACCCCTGAAGGACTCAAATATCTACCGGATGATTTATATGCAAACTACTTAACCTCGAAAAATGTTAAGCCAACTGCCGCACGTATTAAAAATCTACGGGAAGAAATGAACGATCAGTTTAGAAGTTATTTCTTTGATAGAGCAACCACAGCAACCATTGAGCCTAATGCAGCTGTAAGAGCTGCAACCATTGGTGGAACCAAGCCTGGTACAGTTGAAGGTGAGGCATTAAGGCATTTCTTTATGTATAAATCGTTTATGGTTGGTGTCGCTAAAAAGATATTAGGCCGTGAATTACATGGTTATTCTGCTGAAACCAAGTCAATATCTCAATTAACTATGGATATGATAGGTCTTGGGTCAGACAAGAAAGCCACTTTAGGATTTGCTAATGTGCTTGCATGGTCTGCTGTGTCTGGTTATGCGGCTTTAGCTATTAGGGATATGATAGCAGGTAGAGAGCCTAGAGATATAACTGAAGACCCCGCAGGCGTCATAACAAAGTCGATGGTTCAAGGTGGTGGCATGGGCCTATATGGTGATTTCTTGTTCGGTGAAATGCATTCTCGTTATGGTATGAGCGCTTTAGGTTCATTTATGGGGCCTACATTTGGACGCGCCTCTACACCTATTGACATGTGGTATGGGTTGAATGACGATGATACAGAAACAAGAGACGTTGCTGGAAGGGCATTCAAAGAGCTTTGGAATACTGTGCCAGGAAATAATCTATTCTATACAAAATGGGCCACAGACTATATGATAGGGCATAATATAAGTGAATGGGCAAGCCCTGGTTACTTAAGACGGACTGAGAAGCGAATTAAAGACAATACAGGGCAGGATTATTGGAATCCACCTAGCGAACAAATACCATATGGCGGGAATTTTTAAATGACTGTATCTAGCTCAACAAATAGAGACGACCATGCAGGTAACGGAGTTACGGTTGCCTTTACGGTTAACTTTAAATTTCTTGCTAACTCCCATATTAGAGTTATACACAAAGATGCTTTAGGCGTTGAAACAACGTGGGTTGAAATAACAGACTATACGTTGACAGGTGCAGGAAACCCTACAGGCACTTTAACTGCTGTAACTGCGCCCGCTAGTGGTGAAACAATAACAATATTAAGAAATGTGCCTCAAACACAAGAAACAGATTATGTAGAAAATGACTCTTTCCCTGCTGACACGCACGAGACAGCTTTAGATAAGCTTACCATGCAAGTCCAGCAGCTTCAGGAAAACCTTGATAGATTAATTCAATTTCCAGAAACCTCAACAATATCAAATGTAACAATAGAAGACCCTATAGATGGGAATTATTTACAATGGAAATCTGATTTATCAGGACTACAGAACGTTGCGTCTATTGTTGATACGGTAACTGTTACCACTTTCATGCAAACGCTTCTTGATGATAACACTGGGCAAGAAGGTATAAACACATTAGGGCTAACTGGTACATTAGCAGAATACAATAAACTAGATGGGCTTTTAGCGACTCAAACAGAGCTTGATTATAATAATGTAACAACAATAGGCACGGCAGAAGCAAGTAAGTCGCTTGTCTTAGGCGGAAGTGGTAATTTAGATTTTCCTTCTGGTACAACCTTGACGCAAAAAGGCGCTGTTATAGGAACGTCTTCTAGTAAAACAACAATAGCGGGTGCGGCAGCTTCTAGCATATCTGTTAGTGGAATCTCTGTCTCTGAAGATACGGTTATTAGAGTGGTTGGTAAACTGGTAGCCGCTACTTCTGCCGCTGGTATAATGAATTTAGATATTAATGCAGATACCACTGCTGGTAATTACGAATATAGAGAGACCACGAACGCAACAGCTAGCGCTTCCTTTGCAGGAAGAACATATAATATTCCTTTAACAACAGGTACAGAAAACTCCTTTGTAGCAGATATTGTTCAAAACTCTTTAACAGGCTCAATTGATATTAAGATAGTTTCTACAGCGATAGATTCGGGAGGAAATGTCTCTATGAGCGAGCATCACTATAAGTACAATGCGAGTAGCACGTTAACTTCTTTTGGTATTTCTGAGAACGGAGCTGTAGCTGCTATAGAGATAGGCTCTTCTTTAAACGTACTTACAACAACACCTTTGGCTTAACTGTGTATAATTTATCAGGTGGGAGCGAACAGCATAATGAAACAAGATAAAGATAATGGCTATTGAAGACTTAAAACTTGCAGAGCAAAACAGGATTATCTATGGGCTATCTACGGATATTAAGCCTACAGATTCTACTGTCTTGCCTGGAACTAAATTTATAGAAACTGATACAAATGATTGGTATCAGTTTTCTGGTATTAGTTGGTACAAAGTAAAAGAGAATGGAAAAGAGATTATTGTTGACTCCGGTGTTCCGCATAAGGCCATAATATCAAGACATTTGTCAGATGATGGCACAACTTCAGGCGGGAAAAATGCTATTGGCAACTATGCTTCTCCAACAAGATTTTATATACAGCCTGCCGCTGGTGAAGTATTTATCATTAGAAGGATTATAGTTGAAATAGAGGACGGGCCAACAATGAGAGCTGAAAGGTATGGCGGTCTTCCTGCCGCTCTGCCGAATGGAGTTATTGCACAAAAAGCTACAAATGGGGTGCAGACGCTTGATTTGACTGATGGTATACCAGTCAAGACTAATGCTGGATGGGGCAGATTATGCTATGACGTTGACATTAAGACGTGGGGCGCAGGTGATGAACTTCTTTTAGTTAGATGGACGTTTGGCGCTTCAGGTACAGATATTGAACTTATAGGCGACAATAACGACTCATTAGATATAGTGTTGAATGATGATTTTACTGGAATTATAAAACAGAATTTTTTAGTACAGGGGTATATTGATTAGCAATATACAATCGGCAGCAATAATGTGCACTAAACAAAAGGGGAGAATACAATGGTAGATACAGTCAGTTTAAGTGAGCAATCCGTTGTAATAAAAGGATTGTCTGGCGAGACTAAGCCCACTACAAACACGCCTATAACAGCTATATTTTATGAGACTGATACAGGTAAGAAATTTGAATATAGAGGCCAGCCTATCGGTTGGGTGCAGGTTTAATTATGGAATCAATATCATTAAGTGAACAGTCAAGAATATTATCTGGCCTTTCTTCAGAAACAAAGCCGACTACTAATGTTGAGGTAACAACTAAGTTTTACGAAACAGACACAGGTATTATATATGAGTACCGTGGCTCAACTATTGGATGGGTGGTAGATGAAACCAGCTATAATGAGGTAGTTGTAAATCCATCCGGTTCATCAGATGACATAGCAATACAGGCGGCTATAAACAGCCTATCATCAACGGGCGGTACTGTTAAATTGATTGCAGGCACTTACAACGTCACAACAGCTATTAATTTAGTTTCAGGTGTTAAGGTGCGGGGTTCTGGGTGGAATACATCAACCGCAGCTACGTTGTCCGGCGGTACTATTATGCAGGGCGATGGTGGAGCTAGATGCTTTGTTTATGATCCTGCTGATACAACTGCTCCAGCAAACTCTGGCGAAATGTATGCAGAATCGATATACGGTACTGGTATTCTTGACATGGCCTTTGATAACTTCACTGATGCTGTAAAAATTGGTGCATTAGAGGCTTCGGGTGCTTTTTATTCGGAGTTTAGAAATTTATTTGCAACTAACTGCACAGGATGGGGGTTTTACTTTGAAAACTGCTCATTAAGTAATTTTACTGATTTAACTGTTAGAAACATGGCCTCCGGTGCAACTGGCGGCATGATGTTTCGTAGCTCACACAATGTTTACAATCATGGTAATAACTCGTACCGTTATTTATTCGCTGAACCTTCACAAGACTTAACACGAGGTATTGTTGTTCAGGCTCGCAATGGTTCCACATTCAATGACAATAACTATTTCCATGTTCAGTGCAATACAGGTGGTACATTCCAGTCAGGTGCAGCTACAACAGATGGAACAGCGGATATAGTTCTAGGTACACCATCTGATATAACTAAATTCCCAATTGATATGCCTGTATCTGTTACATCATCTGTAGGTGGTTTAGTTACATTACAAACATATTTTGTAGTTGCTAATGATGATACTGATACTATCCAGATAGCACACTTACAAGGGGATACTGGCAATGCATTAACGCCAACATCAGCAAGCCCAACAATAATTACACATGGTTTCCCAGGTGTTGAGGTGTGCGGATACGGCCCAACAAATACGGGCGGTGTGATACAACCAACAGTTATGCTTGGAATAGACATTGAAAGTAGTGCAACTTGTGGAATGCTTTGGCAGAATGCAAGAGTAATTGCTGATCTTAACTTAATTCCTAGTGATCAAGGCGTTACTGGTAGCGAAGTATGCTGTTCTAGTATCGTATTCCGAGGAGATGCAGTAGGCACTTATCGTTCTTTAAGTACCTTCTTAGCAGTAGATATTCAGAATCATTATAAGGCGCTTTATAACTTAGGGGCAAAGATAAACCTAAGCACTTACCCTAACGCAATAGTCCAGGCCGCACCTATTGGCATGTATTATGATGGTGGTAATTCTCAATCTTATTTAACCCTGGCTGGTAATTTAATGGGTAGTAAATACTCATTAAAAACGCTCACGGCGTCAAGTGGCTCATTCATTTATGCTAATCAAACATTAGGGCAAAGGTGTACTCATAGAACAAACGATGCAGACTATACAGTAACGCATTACTCTTCAGGTTCTTTTGTGTGGGCACCAGGGGCAACTACAACTGCTAGAACTTGGACTCTTCCTGTTTTAGTTGATGGTGTAGGCGGGACGAGTACATCAGTGGGTATTCCGTTTGAAATTACTAATGGATGCACTAGTACAGCTACACTGGCGATAGCTTGCAACACAGGCGACAACTTCAATAATCAGTCAGCAAAAACCAGTATTACTTTATCACCAGGCGATACTTTAGTGGTTAGAGCGCAATACAACGGCTCTGCTGCATTTTGGCAGGTGCTAAGTTACACCGATCATAGTACGTTGCCATAAATGAAGTCATTAATTATTAGACGATTAGTTACAGGAGGGCAAGGTACATTTGGCGCCATTGTATTTGAGAATATTCCTTTCGCATTAACGCTTGAAAGGGAGTGGCTGGATAATCTGCCTAGTGTTGGCGATACGCCAGGTTCTTGTATTCCTGCTGGTGAATATATCTGTAATCGTGTTAATAGCCATCGTTTTGGGAATACGTTTGAAGTGACTAATGTGGAAAATAGAACACACATACTATTTCACAAAGGCAATTTAGATGATAATTCAAGAGGCTGCATACTGATTGGTGAAGAGTTTGGTCAGTTAGGTAGCAGCAGCGGTATAAAATCCAGTAAAGCGGGTTATAATGAGTTTATGGCTATATTATCAAATGATGATGAATTTAGACTTATAATTGTAGATGATTGGAAAAACCCAATAACCTAAAGACAGGAGACAAGCTAATGGCAGCACGTCCAAGAAAGAAGAAGAAGAAAAAGCCAGGTCATAAGTAAGTGTTAGATTATCCGCACCTACTAACTGATTTGTGCTTTATAGTTGCAGCCTGTTTAATTGCGTTTTTCTCGCAAAAGGGCTGCGCTTATCGACAATCAAACCTACTCTTAGCCTCGCAGTTTATGTTAACTCTTGGCTTCTCTACGCTCGTTATAACCCTAGATATGTATGATGGTCTATACTTTGATGGGTATATGATGGTTATATACATTCTGTTTTATCATCTAATCACCCAAACAGGGGATAGATTTTTAGGTAAGTTAAGTCTAATAATAGGGGCTTACCACTTTGCTAGATGGTTTGGAGACCTAATAAGCATAAACACGGACGAGATCATGGGTATGGAATATGCGGTAATAATGAATATCTTTATGATTCTTCAGTTAACTCTAGCTTTCCGAGGATTGGTTTATGGAATATATACTAGGGTTAGGCATTATAATAGGCGGGATACTTCTCATGTGGGCGGTCATAGATGACAAATGCAGACACGGATCGAGAAAAATTACTGGTGTTAGAGTCGAGATACGAAGATTTATTAAAAGACTTGAGACGTTTAGAAGCGGAGAATAATAAATTAAAAACTGATGCGCTCGTAAATGCAGCAAGAATAGACCAGCCCTCAAATAAAGGATTACTTACCCATTTAATAGAAACCATTAAGATACTTGCAACAATCGTTATTATCCTTGTTAGTTATAAATACGGGGTTCAAAAATGAGCTTCAACGGTATAACAACTATTTTCAATGAAAAGAAATGGGTGTTTTCTTACATTGTTATGTTTAGTAGTTATATTAGATTCGATGATGCAGGTTATATGCAAATATTATCCATCCTTATCCCCTCAGTTTTCGCCCTTGCAGCAGCAGATAAATACACAAAAAGGAACCCACAATGAAAAAAATCATGTTTATTAGTTTATTTTTAGTTGCCTGTACGGGTTTAACAAGCCTTTTGGGGCTACCTGTTTCACCTGATGCGGTTCAAGTTTACACAGATGCACTGGGCAGTAGAGTAGAGATAGTTGATACAGAGGCAATTACCCCTGTTAGAACTCAAGCTATTCCAGTAGGTGATGAATTTGAAGTAAGAATGATAATGGGCTGTAGTCAGTTTGTTAACATGGTGACTGAGGCAGGAACAGACTCCGTATTTTGGTTGGCTCAACCTGTTTTCGTTACTTACGATTCGGCTCCTATATCAGATATGTGTAATAAGGATTGCACCTGGACATGGCAGGCGGATATGGTTGCTGATGTAGGTCAGGTAAATATGCAATGTGTTGTTAATTAGTAGAACAGGATAATAGAATGACTAAAATACTTATATTGCCTACAGTCTATCTATACGGATGGTTCTATCTATTAAACCTTATAGTTCAGGAACATAAAGAAGCGAAAGCAGAAGGCAGGAAAGCCGCTTATGTATTCTGGCAGATAATCGGTGTGCCTTTTGGGCTAGCCTTTATTCTTGCTGATATTCTTTATGATATGACTATTGGTGCATTGTGGTTTAGGCAATTCCCAGAATGGGGCCGTAGAGATAAAACATTTACTGCTAGGCTAAAGATGTATAAAAGAGATCACGAAATAATGATAGAGAATCCTGCCGTATATGATGAAGATGTTGTTACCCGATATAATTTAGCTGTAAAGTTCTGTCGTTTGCTAAACCATGTTGATCCGGATCACTGCTAGTGAAGATATGGGCATATGTTGCTATTTTAGCCCTAGTTTTAGGTGCGTTAACAGGTGTATATCATGCTGGACGTACATCAGAGAGGGTTAAGCACTTAGAGACGTTAAATGAGCTGGAGAACAGGCTTGAATCACAGAGGTTGGAATATGAGAATGCCACTAACAGTTTGGCTCTTGCTGTGCTTAATCGAAAAACTGAGAGAGTTGTTCAATATGAAGAAATCATTAAACAAGTTGATGTTCTTATCCCTGATACTCGTAGCTGTGATATTGATGCAAGCTTGCTCATCAGCGCCCGTAAGGGGATGCAAGAAAGTAAGCCTGCCGCCAGTGTTAATGCAGGAAATGCCAGAGCTTCCCAGGGTGGAGTTACTCGAACCGCAATAAAATGGGCTAAGCTCTACAATGAATATAGAGATAGCCACAATGCGTTGATTGAAAGGGTTAAGAAGCTAGACTGCATAGCCAACGAATAACATATACCCAAAAGACAATGCAAAGGCCAAAGGCGACTATTAATCCTGTACGCGGTTTATCTTTTTGATCTTTCACACCAGCCCCCGTAACAAATATAGTATTCTTTAAGGCTAATCTCTGTTAGATCATCTTCATCACACGCTTTAGCCGTCTTACTCCCAAAGACCACAAATAAGCCTATGATAAGTAAGATGCAGACAGTGTAGAAAATACTATTAATTATCTTTGCTATCATTTTATGCTCCGTATGGCTTGCCAGTATCATCATGCTCAAAAGTAACTTTAAACATTTGTTTTATTTGAGAATGATAAACAATTACACCCTCTGGATTTCTGAATCCTTCAGCGGCTATGCTATAGCCTTTAAGTTGCGCCATCACATCATCCACATGAGTGCTTGTAAACTCACCAGCATAAAGAACAGGAACCACACTTAATTGATCTACTAATTCCAGCTCCTTTTTACCCCACCTCCCAGAATTAAATAAGCTAAATACTTTCTTATCCATGCCGTATCCACGTTGTATTCCTTGCCCCCACCATTCACCATAATGTCGGCCCTCACCAAGAATACTAAACAGTTTATTTTTATTCTCATAAGCCCATTTAGCGAATCCGAAATTATCATCTTCAGGCGTTATAACTCTTTTTCTTGATCCGCACAGAATATTTCCATCAACATCAAAATTAATTTGGGCATTTGTTCCGTCAAGTTTTTCAGTAATTACACAGCTGCGTTTTAGACGCTTTATACTTGGAAACTTTTCAAAAGTTAATTCACTCATCTTCTTCTCCTAATTTAAAATACCCCACCTCAAACCAAAGTGCTAGTTAAGTGAAAAGCAGGGCATATATGGTGCGGGAGGCAGGACTCGAACCTGCAACAATGGCTTTAGTAAACCACACACTACCAACCGTACTAAGGCGCTAATAACAAGGACATGCCCTTTGCTTTCACATTTACGTTGTGTTACTCCCGCATATTCTTTATTGATCTATATCAAAAAGGCTAACCATTAAGCCCTTCTCCGTTATCTCTATGCCATTGCTTATGACAACAAGAGCAAAGCCATCTAACATTTAAAGGCTTCAAGTAATCATCATGGTGAGCTTCAATAGCCATAATGCTTCCGCATATTTCGCAATGCTCATTAGGAA